TACTCATACTCACCCGTTACTGGGTCAATTGTTGCCATTGAGAAAGACGACAAAAAGTCATCAGGGCAAGACAAATAAGGTGTGTTAGTCGTTACCGTACCTGTTACGTTTTTACGCAAAGAAGGTAGTTGTACCGTGTTAAAGATGCGGAGTTCTGCTTGCTCTATAAAACGGTTAATCTGCTGCGCAGCACTTACGGTCTTCCCGTTAGCCAAAACGGTTGTCGGGAATTGATTCTCCGTATAGTCCTGAATCGCAGATTGTAGTTCGTAATAATTCATTACGCCATCGGTCCTCTAGCAATACGACCCTTAGTTGCTGCGCCGTTACCACGAGTTTCAATACCTGTAGTCTTTACATCGTCACGAGCTGGATTACCCATGCTGACACGCATAGCGCCAGTACTAGGAGTAACTTCACGGGCTGATAATGTGTTTGGACCACGAGTAACTTTGCTGGGCGGATTAATCCCAGGCGACATGGTATGACCCATAATGCCAAGCGGTTTGCCTTTCCTGTCATGTGGCTCTGCATAAATTTTTGCATCACCAATCTCTTTGCCCATTACTTTTTTAGAGAACTTAGCCATTATCGACCCCTAGTTTGGTTCTTAACCTTAGCTAAACCACGTCCCATGGTCTTTAGATCCATGTTTTTTACGCCCGCGGTTTTAGTGCCACCCTTTAAAGCAGTTACTTTAGGGCCTGAATTACCAAGGTTTTTACCCTCAGTTTTACCCTGTTTAGTAATGCCATCTGCGCCTGATTTATACATAATAAACTCCTTAAGTTGTTATTACTGCTACTGTACCAATTTGCACCGATAAAACCAAGTTATTTGGTGTCAATCCAGTGTCCTCAAAACGGGAACCGCCTACTGGGTTATAGCCCCATTGAAATATCCTACTACCACCTTCTGGGCTACCGAGACCATTTGGTCCAATACCCGTTAAATTAATTTGCAGCCCACTATCACCTGATACTTGATAACTTACGTCTGGCCTTGGCTCCCGTACTGCCTGTGGGTCATTGACCGGATACATACCTAACTGCAACTGCGGCTGATCTGGTTCCCAACACTCATGACATACTTTAATATCAACCTGCTTAGTCTTAATCGTTAGCTTCTTAAGCTCTTTTAACTTAAACCGCTGCCCACACCGATCACACTCGGCAATTGCATTTTTACCAGAAGAAAACTTATTTGGCATTATGAATAGAACAAGTTACGTGGCACAAATCTAGAAGCCGCTTTTTCTCTGTCCTCCGTAGACGCAATCAACCATTGCTCTTCATACTCTTGCTTTAAAAACTGCATTCTTGGTAGGGCATCTGGTAGTTTTTGTGACATATAGAACGCCAATCCAGCCACCATACAAGGCAATAAACGGAATGGAATATCCTGGTCTGTAGTACCCCCGCCACCCGCATCTTGAATACGACGCATACGGTAATACACCAATGTGTATTGATCTCCAGGTGGATTAGGTGTGGGCCATACATTTATACAGGGAAGCTGGTTAGTAAATACGTTAGCACCCGTTAGGTGCGCTGCAGCCGTCGTACCATTCTGTCCGCGCCATGCGTTAACTATTTGATTTCCTACAATATTCTGATAACCGATTGTTTCACTACCGATGTTTATAAAACCCTGAGTAGGTAGATTGGCTGCGTTTGCCAGCGTAATTGTGGTATCTACAGCGCTAATGCCACCGTTTAGTGTTGTTTGCGGTATCTTTGAAACACCACCAGTTTGGCGGTTAACATACATCTGAATTGGTCGCCCGTTAGCATTCTTATTAGGGATAGTGATGTATGTAGGCTCGCTAATACGGCTTAAGTTAATGTCTGTCTGATTAGACTGGCTACCATTGCTGGTGCGAGTTACAGCGTCTAGTATATCAATTGTATCTATAGGCAGCGCATAGATAGCCTGCTGGGTGTTCATTACAATCTGATTCTGCTCAACTGTCCATAGGTTAATACCACGATTAGCCCACTCAATTGACAATAAATTTAAGCTACGACGCGCAGTGCGCAAGTCATATCCAGTGCGAAGCTCCTGTCCACAACGCTCAAAAGCCTCTTCAACGAGGTTATTTAAATCTAAATTAAACGTTGCTGTACCAGAAGTAGCCATTACTTAACCTTTCGAAATGGTTTTACTTTTGCTTTTACTTTTGCTGGCTGGGGCACGAACTGTTGTCCTTGTGCCTTGCCCGCTCGTTTTGCTCGGGTTGTTGCTGCGTACTCTTGGGGACTTAGCGACTGGATTGCTTTTTTTGGCAGGTATCGCTCCCCCGTCTCCGACGACTTCTTCCCTGACTTGGTTGTCCACTTTTGGTCGCCCCAAGCCTTTAAAGAACGTTGTGATTTTGCTAATCCAGTCATTTATAACCACCGCCAGCCGCCTTATATTTTTTAGCTACCAATTGGGCTTTACGAGCCGACCACTGACCTGCGCCAGTACCATGTGTTGCAGCAGCCTTAACCTGAGAAACAATTCTCTTACGAAGACTAGGCTTAGTGTAGTTACCCGCGGCATTGACCGAACCACCTTCTTTGTACTGAGTAAAGTCAGTATCATCACGGCGGGCTTTCTTAACTCCTTTACCCATTTTAGAGGGCATTATGGCGCCCATACCTCTACTTGGTCTCATGCTCTTGTCTTCCCCCTGATAGCGCAGCCATCGGCCCGTTTAGAGGCGCTAGATACCTTACCACCCTTTTTAAACGGTTTATCTAAACCCTTCATACCACTGAAATCGCCACCAGCTCCACCGCCACCCCCTGCTCTGGATAAACCAGGAACCTTCTTATGTTCGTTCCTAGCTTCTTTTAAAGCCTTGCCTTCGTTAACGTACTTCTCCAAAGTATCAGCAAACATCTTGGCTTTTTCTGGATTAGCTGTTGGGTCATTAGCCATACCCCGCTGCATTCTTTCTAAGAAAGACTTGCCCTCACCAGCTTTTGGTGTTGGGTTAACGGGTTCTACAGGCTTAACCATTACGCTCTCGTTTTCCCACGAACAGCACAGCCATCAGCACGTTTAGAAGCGGATGTTTTAACTGCACCGCCTTTTTTCATCATCTTGCCGCGCAAAGCTCCAAACCCAGGAGCGCTAAAGTCTGTTACACCATACCGACCAGCATTTTCTTTACGCATAGCATCAGTGCGAGCCTCTGCACGTTCGCTGCGTTTTTTAGCCATTGCCCCAGCTTTATCGTACGGCAACATCTTAGTTGGGTTGTTTTCTAATTGTTTAACTGCTGACGGTCCAGATAATTTTGGCACTACGTATTCTTTTAGATCACGGTTGGAAGCTATTTTATCGGCTAATTTTTTACCAGCCGTTCGCAAAACTTTTAAACCGCCGCCACCAATAAGCGTCTCTTCTGGGGTTACACGCTCAAGAGCTTGTTTCTTAGTCAGACCCTCCATACGAGAGTTGTACTCTTCTCTAGACTCAGTTTTTGGAGTGCTCTTAGTAGTGGTTTTAGACGTGGTCTTAGCCGCAGCTTTAACTTCAGGCAAGTCATTCTGCTCTCCGTAGCCAGTAGTACCAGCTGGAGAATCATCAGGCATAACCGAACGCATCGCGCGGGCGCGAACATCGTCGTCAATCATTTTGTTTTCACCCTCAGCGGTTGAAAAACCGCCATCAGCAAACTTACGTGTTTTGCGTCTAGTTTTCATGTTAGCAAGCTCCGCCGTCTTTCATCTTAATCATTTTGCCTTTGGTCTTGCCTTTGATCTCAATACCGCCGCCTTTAGCTAGTTTGGACAGGTTAGTTTTCTTGCCAGCATGCTGTTGTTTGTCGTGCATGCCAACGGCTTTCTTAACCACTTTCTTGTCCATCTTGATGTCAGAGTGAGCCATACCACCGTCTTTCATGTAACCCATTTTATTGCGCACAGCTGTAGGTAACTTAGCCATACCTGGATTTTTCTTTGCGTCTACTTTTTTCATGGTTCCACCTTCTTTAAACGTTTTGCCTTTGTCGGCGGTTAAAAATTCCTTCCCTACAGCGGAAGATACACCTGCTTTTTTGGCAAACTTTGGGTTATTAGCCACAGCCGCCATGAAATTGTGTTGCTTTTTGCTTACGCTTGGCATTACTTACCTTTGAATAAGCTGGTCAATTTTGTTTTCAAGTTTGTTAAACCTTGCATCCATGTGCTCCACAATGCGGTCAACTTCTGCTTTAGTAACGTTATCACGAGCTACCTCTTCTCTTGTTTT